GGGCGTTATATTGAGTACCAAGTCTACGGACTTTCGCTACGGCGGACGCAAGTGTCAGGGTGTATAAGGCTCTGGGTGATTTGCGGGGGAAAAAGGGCCGTTGCGCCTAAAATTCGTGTCAGCAGAAAAAACTTGAAGGAAATCAAATGGATAACTTATCTGAGAAGCCTTGCCGCTGTGGTGAAACAATGGGCGAAGTCATAGGCTTTCAAGAGCGAGTAACAGATGGAGCGATGGTGAGATACCGTGTGTGCTGGTACTGCCCAGAGTGTCATGCTATTGAGAAGGCAATAGGCAGAGAAACGTATATTGATACAAACTGATGTAAATTGGTAAACAAAAAGTGTTGACACTAGTCCTTGGTTAGAGCAATATACTCCCAACAGCAACGAAAACACACGAACGGGAGCGCGACATGAAACTCAATCACTACGAAGAAATAACAATACCCAATAAAAAATTTGGTGAATTAGAGATTGCGTTTGAGATTTACACGATAGACGATCGAAAATTTTTCGAAATGAGTCCTAAGCACAATGAACTCGGCAATGACAGGTACTCTAAATTATTTGATTCTGAATCAGAGTTTAACGCTTATTTGAAAAGGTATAGAGCCAAAGCTATATAGCCGCCCCTTCGGGGGCATCGGAGACTGACATGAAAGAGACTTTGACACTTCTTTTCTTTGTTGCACTGCTGGCAGCTCTGAGTATTGCTGGTGCATTTGACCGTCAAGAGGCTGAACGCGCAGCCGATGAGTACACTGAGATGGTATGTCTCGGTATTGCCACAGACCAAGAGTTTGGCTGGCCTGACTATAAAAACCTTAACATTACTTGTGGAGAGTAACATGAGCTTAATTGACGCGATTGACGCAAACCTTGATAACTTGGTTGATCCTAAGAACCGCTGCGTAGAAGCAACAGACGCAGCCGCTAATGAATTAGTTATTGCTGCGACCGAGGAAAGCCCTGACGAGCTTCAAGAGCTAATGTTTCATGAAAGCTCAAACGCTGCATACGCGCAGTTCCATGTTGATATGGCTAAGGCATTTGCTGGCAAGATGAGCCATGATGACTTCTTCATTAAGTATGAGCATTATTTTGACATAGCCAAGCGCTTTATCATGGAAGATTTAGATTCTAAAATCTGGAACAGGTACACAGACCTGCATGATGTGCCTGTGTTGGATATGTATGATTACAACGGTGTCCGTAGGGAGGACTTCTAATGTTTAGCTTAGCGCGTAACGGTGAAAAGTTTGGCTACTACGCCAAGGACAAGGCAGGTATTGAGAAGTACCGTGGCTGGTGGATAGATGACCACGTTGTCGCTGAGGCTGCTCAAATTCAACTGAGGCTGTGGAATGCGTCTAAGTCTTCCATTTTACAGTCAGAGGCAGAGCAGATAGCGCGTGACACGCTTGAAGAGCAAATCACCATTGTGGAGGTCAAATGACTAAGTTTAAGAACCTCAAGCGTTGCGAAGCCTGTACGCAGTGGATCAGGGCGCTAAAAGCAACAATGTTTTGTAACGAGTGCCTAAAGCTGAATTCAATTTTAGAGGAATCGTGGCAGAAACCTCAGATGCCAGAGCTGTCAGCAATAGAAGAGCTGATTGCATCTTTCCCAACTGCAATCACTGACAATAAGACATAAAGTGTCTTAATGCGTCACATAAGGCGCATTAAAGTGTCTTATGCGTCATATAAGGCGCAATAAAGTGTATTAAAAGAACTTGGGCAGGAGTTAGAGGCATGATTGAGTTAAGACCCCATCAAGAAACAGCAGTAGAGGCTCTGAGGCAGTCTCTACGCAATGGTAAGATGCGACCCTTGCTGGCAGCACCATGTAGTATGGGTAAGACCATGATAGCAGCCCACATCATGATGAACGCAGCAGAGAAGGGCATTAGGTCTGTCTTCTTCTGCGACAGGATTAAACTCGTCTCCCAGACCACTGACACATTTGACCGCCTAGGAGCTTCATACAGCGTCTTACAGGGCGATGACCCACGGTATGACCCTAACTGCTTAATTCAGATAGCGTCCATCCAGACGGCTGTACGGAGGAATCACCTGACGTTTGGTCTAGCGATAGTGGATGAATGCCACACGATGTACAAAGGTTTGGTAGAGGGGTTCATGAAACGCTATGACAACGTCCCATTCATCGGGCTTAGTGCCACGCCATTCAGCAAGGGTCTGGGTTTACACTGGGATGACCTGATAGTAACCACTACCACCAGACAGCTACTAGACAAGGGCTGGCTGTGTCCTACGGATTATTACGTTGGGAAGTCTATAGACCGTAAAGGAATTAAGACCAAAGCCCTATCAACTGGTGGCTCGGACTACGACCCAGAAGCATTGGGCAAGGCTATGATGGACGATGAGACATTCAACGGGGATATTGTGGAGAATTACCGCAAGCACTCCAACGACCTTCAGAGAAAGGCCATAGCGTTTAGTCCTTCGGTAGCACACTCCAAGTCAATGGTAGAAAGGTTCAACGCTGCTGGCATCCCTGCATTGCACATAGATGGGTACATGGGCGAAGAAGAGCGTAAGTACATCTACGACGACCATAGAGCGGGCAGGTGTAAGGTCTTGTGTTGCAGTCGTCTTCTCGGTGTGGGATATGACGATCCTTCGGTGGAGATATTGATTGACTGCTTCCCAACTAAAAGCCCGATAGCGTTTGTTCAACGGGCAGGCAGAATCTGGCGCATTGCTGAGGGTAAGGAAAAATCAACGTATCTTGACCACGCATCAAACCTAAAGACGTTTGGCTTCCCAGAAGATATAGTCCCTTCCAAGCTAGATGATGGCACTCAAAAGTTCAATGAGCGTAAGCAGCTCAAGAAAGAGGAACGGGAAAAGATAACCAGAGACTGCCCAGTGTGTAGCGCAGCCTTCCAAGGTAGAAAATGCGCCTGTGGGTACTGTATTCCATCCAACGAGCCTGTGTTCAAGGATGACGGCTCAATGCTTAAGAAGGCCAGTAAAGACTTCAAGGTAGAAGACAAGTCTGATTGGATGGGTCAGCTTGTCCAGTATGGTAAGGATCATGGCTACGCTGAAGGCTGGGCTAGTCACAAGTATAAAGAGAAGTTCGGGGTTTGGCCTAAAGGTGTGGATAGAACCCCAAAGCAAGTAACTAATGAAGTGCGAGGATTTATCACTCACACCAACATCAAAAGGAGAATGGCAAATGAGCGACCTAGAACGTATTCTTGGTAGTTTGGATAAAGTAAGGAGGTCAGGCAAGAACTATGTAGCCTGCTGTCCTGTACACGGGGATAACAACCCCTCAATGTCCATCAAAGAGGCTGATGACAAGATTCTCATGTACTGCCACGCCTGTGGTGCTAAAGGCCCAGAGATAGTACAAGCCCTTGGGATGAAGCCTGACGTACTGTTTGATAAGCCATTTAAGACGGAATACGACCGTCACTGGCTGTTAAACAAGAAAGCCGATTGGGATGAAACCATGCTGATGATGGCGCATGAAACACTATCTCAAGGCAAAACAATAAGTTATAATGACTATAAAGAAATAAAGCAGTCATTGGCTCGGCGTGAGCAACGCAGGAAGCTAAGACTGCCGATACTATTTAACATGGACATTGCATTATGAAGGACAACTCTTGGATCAGCGAAAGAATCCAGAAGGAAACAGAAGAGTTCTTGGCTAAGGGCGGGAAGATCAAAGTCTTTCCTCCTCAGTCTTTCTCTAACAAAAGCGTAGCCCTCCGTGATGAGACCTTCGCTCGGTACGCTTCCAAGAAGAAACAGGAAGCATGATACAATCAGCAAAACACCACAGGAGTTAGACCAGTGAATCCAGACGGAAGACCTCCAAGAGTCTTTACTGAGGCTGAGATACAAGAGACAAAAGAACTTGCTGACGTATTATCTCAAAAGCAGTTAGCTGATTATTTAGGCTGCACTCCTGAGACTCTACGCTCAGCTTTTAAGCGCCAGCCCGAACTTGCTGAGGCATACCGCAAAGGCAAGGCTCTTGGGATAACCAAGATAGCCAAGTCACTGGCTGCGAAGGCTTTAGATGGTGACATCAACGCTGCTAAGTTCTATCTGTCTCACCAAGCAGGATGGACAGAGACTAAGCGTACAGAGTTATCCGGTAGAGACGGCGACCCCATTGAGATAGACAACCATTGGACTATTGAGGTGGTGGAATGAGTACAGGCCCGTGGGAAGGTGGC